GACATACGAAGAGCCGTTGCTTACGGGAATATAAGTGTTGCTAACCACATTCCCCGGTCCTACGAGTCCCGTGGAGCCTTGGGCTCCTGCCCCGCCCGTTCCTCCAGTAGGCCCCGTCAAACCTGTCTGACCTTGAAGACCCATCTGGCCCTGCAGACCAGTTAGACCTTGAAGCCCGGTGGCTCCTTGGGCTCCTGCTCCGCCCGTTCCTCCTGTAGGTCCTGTCAAACCAGTATTGCCTTGGACTCCTGTCTTTCCCGTTACTCCAGTTAATCCCTGAAGTCCCGTTAATCCTTGCAATCCTGTTAATCCTTGTAGTCCCGTTAGACCTTGCAGACCAGTGCCTCCTTGGGCTCCTGCCCCGCCCGTGCCTCCAGTAGGCCCCGTCAAACCTGTCTGACCTTGAAGACCTGTATTGCCTTGGACCCCAGTGAGCCCCTGTAATCCAGTAAAACCTTGAACTCCCGTTCGACCCTGGACTCCCGTTAGGCCCTGAAGTCCTGTTTGACCTTGGACACCGGTTAGGCCCTGAAGTCCTGTTTGACCTTGGACCCCAGTGAGTCCCTGAAGCCCTGTCTGGCCCTGGACTCCGGTTAGGCCTTGAAGCCCTGTCTGGCCCTGGACTCCGGTTAGGCCTTGAACCCCTGTTTGACCTTGGACACCAGTTAGGCCTTGAAGACCTGTTTGCCCCTGGACTCCTGTATTTCCTTGAACTCCAGTATTTCCTTGAACTCCGGTTAGTCCCTGTAGACCTGTAAGACCTTGCAATCCTGTGAATCCTTGAACTCCAGTATTGCCTTGAACTCCTGTAGGTCCTTGTAACCCTGTAGGACCCTGTAATCCTGTAGTACCTTGGACTCCGACGCCTGTAAACCCTTGAGGCAATATAATAGCACTTATGTTTCCCGTGGCATCGGTCACAACCATTCTCTGGCCAGTTCCAGATAGGTTTTGGAGTTGAACAGAACTCACCACATTTAAAGACCCAGTAACATCCGCGGTTCCAGAAAATACGACACTTGACCCGGACACGGTCATTGGCGAGTTTACGTAAGTAGAGCCATTGCTTACCGGTATATAGGTATTAGAAACCAAAGCTCCTGGGCCAGTTATACCCTGGAGACCTGTTATACCTTGCACTCCGGTGGATCCTGTAAAGCCTTGCGTGGACCCTGCACTAATCTGGACCCATACTCCCGTTCCCGTGGTCCCTGCAAATAGGGCACCATCCGTTTCCTGGAAAAGTAAAACAGGCTCGGGAGGACCTAACGGAGGGTAGTAGGTTTGGTCAAGAAAATTTGCAAGTCCCGTGATACCTTGGACGCCTTGTATTCCTTGGACACCAGTTCCACCAGAAACAGAGCCGGCAGATATTTGCACCCAATGGTCGGATCCTGCTACGCCGGCAAATAAAGCTTGGTCTTGCTCGTTGTAAAGTAATTCCGGTGTCACTCCAAGTGACGGGTACGGTGTTTCGTCAAGAAAATTTATGGCTTGGGTTAAACCAGTGATGCCTTGCAACCCTGTCTGACCTTGAGCCCCGTCAGCCCCGTCAGCTCCAGCAGCTCCAGCTGGCCCTTTAGATCCTGCTGGTCCAGCGGGACCCGGAACCCCCAGACCGGTATGGCCTTGAACGCCGGTAGGATTTAAAGCTACCGAAGTATTCAAAGTGTTAACATTATCGTAAATGTCCGCAAAGAAAGCCTGCCATGGGCGTTTTACGGAGCCTGTGGTATTCCCTCCAGCATCACTTTCGACAATATCCGTCCTATTCGGTGGCGGTCCCAATTTTGGGACCGTGACCGGGGCGGGATTAGAAGGTTTTTTCTTTGGTGAGGCCATATTTATACAGGTATCATATCACAGGCTAAAGCGACAATGTCTGCAATAGGTGCAGGTCCTCCATCAAAAATTACTCCTATTTCCGGAACTCTCCAAGCAAGTCCGTCACCTTCCAGATATCCAATATTTGCATCGTACTTAACATTATAGGCACTGCCGCTAAAATCATAGGTTGATTGCCGCAGTAAAAAGGGGAGAGCGGAAAAAATATTATACTCATGACCTGCTGCAACTAAATTGGTCTGTCCGCAGGATTTATAATAGTTAACATCTACTGTTAGAGTAGGGGTTGTAGCATCATACGCGGTTACTTGCCCCCACATCATGGGTTGTTTATTTCCAGCACCAGATGCATGTATATCGGATGTATAATTAGCCCAAGATGTGCCAGCGACATTACTTGTCAAAAGCACAGATTGACCAATTTGATATACAGGTCCTGCAGAAAAGCCAGACAGCTCCACAGATCCAGTCTGAAAAGGAATAGTTTCAGGAGCAGTAGCTAAATTTGTCTGGGTAGTCGGATTTACATCCGAATAACACGGATAAAGTGCTCCTGACAAGAATCCCGTCTGCGGATAAGTCGGAGGAGATGGGTAGAAAAAATTATCAAGATGAACTATAGTCTGATTAAAAAAAGTGGACCAGTAAATATTTGTGAAACGACTAGTATCCAAATCTTTCAGAACACATGACCCAGATGAAAAAGAAAAAGAGCCAAGCCCTGAATTGCCGAAAAACAGGCCTCCCTGAGTTATATTTAAGCCACTTGAATCCATATGCGCATATTCAGTCCCGAGGTTTCCCCAATAAAATCTACCCTGGGCTGGGTCTCGCTCTTGCCAAGTATAGGTATCCGTCCGAGGTAATAAATTTGTGTTGTCAAACCCCACACTATCGTGTATTCGGGGGTTTGCATTTACACCCGTTGCATCAACCGTCGCAAAGGTTCTATTCCATAAGTTTCCCCCATCACATAAGGAGCCTATCGAGGTTATCAGAGTGCTCGACCCATCCGCACGGTCTAAAGGGTTATGCACAATAAACTGGGCCTTCCCTTGATCCGAACTGTCAACGGCGGAGTAATCTCCAACAATTTCCTTGAAAGTCTTATAAGCGGTCGAGTCCAGGAACGCTTGCCCGGTCTGATATCCATCCGCTAAATGATATGCTTGCCCCGAATACCCCACAACCTGGTTATTTTCAATGTTCCCAGGTAATACGGAGCCTGAATTCTGACTGTAAATGCCCCAGCCCTGGGTCACGACTGAAGGACCTTGATAAATCGAGTTGTTCGAGACCAGCACATAATTATTGACGGAGGAAGAAATATGGATTCCATATATTGAATTCGTCCCCGTCGTCACGGAAATATTATTGCCCGTAACAATTGAATTCCCTATCGCTGTATTGTTAATTTCAATACCGGTTTCTTGGGGGTCAACGCACTGGTTATTTGTTATTGAGTAATTTGAGCCATATACGGAAATGTCCTTCATCGAATCGTAAATTATGTTGCTATCAATCATCCAGTTATTGGCATTCTGAATAGAGATTGCAACACCCGTACAGTTATACAAAGAGCACCCCATCACTTTTCCAGAAGTCATGGCGCCCGTGGCGATTATTCCAAGAAAAGCATTGTATATAACGGAATTACGTACGATGTTGCCTGACCCACTCTGGTCAAAGCAAACACAATACCCCGTAGGAGAGGCATTTCGAATCGTGCAATTTTCTATGATAGCATTAAAAGTCTCTAAATAAACTATGGTCTGGGCGGTAGCTGAACCATCAATTATCAAGTCCCGGAGCACAGGTCCGCGTAGTCCGCCAGCCCCATTCGCCATCTGAATAAAAGTCCCGGACGAGCCAATAAACTGTAAGTTCGCTAGGTACTCTTCATTGGCCGGGTTGTTTTCATTGTCTGTTTCAAAAGGCTGACTTCCTTTTAAATTTATTCCCCCGTGAGTAGTAGGAATACTTATAGCATTACAATAATATTTTTTTGACGAATTAAAAACAACCCACATCCCGGTCGAGCAAGAATTTATTGCCAATTGTATAGGAGCGGTATCATCCGTCGTTATAGTGTCATTGAGAAAGCTTCCATCCCCTTTGGCGCCAAACCACTCAGGCTTAACATCAATACAACCCGAAAGAAGAGGAGCCAATCCATTAGCCCCCACGTAAAAGTGCTGAAAATCATCTGAAGGCGCTGCATGTATCGTAGGCTGTATAGCTGTATTCCACTTTAACCCACCATTGGCGCTGAATACAATGTCCGAGGCCAAGGCCGGCTGAGTTATGTAAAAAATTCCATTAATGTAAAGATAAAAATTGTTGTTACCATAAACAAATGCATCCGCGGCCTCGACCGCGGCCGTGTCATCGTTTACCCCGTCCCCCACTGCTCCGTACATAAATGGCGAAACATAACCATTCAACTCAAGGACCCATCGTCCGGTCGAGCCCGAGCTAGGTGCTATGTACACTCCACCATCGTCTGCCTGAGTAGAGGCCGCGTTCCAGTAATAGGTTCCGCCGCCGCCATCCCCGACAGTGTTATACCCCAAGGTGGACACGGCTAAAGAAGACCCGGGAGCTAAAGATCTGAGGCCCGCCGGTCCTTCGAGGGTAGCAATCAGGTTATACCCAGCCACGGCCGAGCCAATGTTGTCAACGGTCCAAAGGACGTTCCCCATTTGGTCTTGCAAGACAAATTTATATAACCCTGGCGAAAGCCATACGTTAGCAGAACCCATTCCGTCCAGGATCACGGGATTTGTATTTGCTCCAATACCTGTCGAGTCAACATAAGTGCTTTTGGGAGTTGTAGTTCCCGCAATATAGGTGTAAAGTTTGCCTCCGACTAACGGTTGGCCGTTAGCATTCCAATAGAAAAATTTTGGTGTTGGAGAAAGAACTGTCGTAGTCATTTTTGCCTCTTCCTTAACTGGGGTAAGTTACCCAATGTGAGCCGTTGCCCACTTACTTTAAGTTGGTTTATTAACTGGTTATTTGCCAGCCAGTCCTGATAAGTCTGTTTTGCATCCGCAATTGCGCGTTCCGTGCTTCCTTCGGGAGCCTGCGGGGCTTGTGACGTCCCACCGGGCCCAGCCAGGGTCTGCTGTCCGGAAACTGGATACGGCGTCTGCGGCTGTTGCGGAGACATCGCCCCCATTACCATTCGAGGATTTTCCGGTAATTTTTGTTGCTGTGCTTGGTATGCCTGGGCATACATGGTAGCCAAAACATCATTGGGTTTATTACTGAGCTCTAACTGGTGTGCAGGTATATCTAAAGGTTGCTTAGTTATGATATTTTGAGAGTTAATCGGAACTGAAGACGCCAACACCCGGTTAAAGTCCCGCAAAGTCTTCCACTGGTACCGGATCTCGGGATTGGCCGAGGACGACACCGCCGCATCTATTTGAGTTCTCACCAATTGCGCGACCGAGGCCTGGGCCTGGGCTTGTAAAGCTTGGTCCATGTTATTGGAATTTAAAGACTTAGCTGGTACGGCTAAAGCCTCGAGCCTCTGCTGAACCGCGGGGAAGGGCATTGTATTCCACTGTTGAACGGTAGGAATCAAGGCCTGGACCAAGGCCGCGGCCTTGGGCGGAGTATCGGGAGCCTTTGAGTAGTTGGTTAAGGTATCAACAATAGGTTGAGCTTTAAATACTTTAGAAGGATTAGCCGTTGTAACTTGGGCTAAAGTAGTCTGTTGTGCGGTCTTGTTTGAGACCGCGGCCTGGGCCTCGGAAACAGGCGGTTTAGGAGCGGGTTGCTCAGGGGCTTGCCCGGGCTTAGGAGCAGGTTGCTCAGGAGCTGGTGGTTTATTTACTTTTGTTTCAACCACGACGCTCTTTGAAGCCGCATCAGATTTTTTAGCATCTATCAAAGCCTGGGGAGTCTGGGTAGCTGGCTCGTATACTTTTTTACCGGTATCCGGCTGAACTGCTACTGTTTTTGAGGAAGGTTCCATAGACCCATTACGAAAAACAAGGCGTCCTGTTCCGCCTGATTCTGAAATGGCGTCTACTATTGCCTTTTTTTGCTCCGTATCATCTAATGGAGCAGCAGGACCCATGGCCGCGCCGGACGGCGCCGGAGCTGGGTTAATTTCTGATTGAGGCGGAGGAGGGGTTCGCATAACGTGTGTGACCGGCTGTAACTGCCCCAATGTCGGTAGCGACGGGCTATTGTTCTGAACATTAAAAATATTCGCTGTATCAGCAGGGGCTGGTTGTTGGGGCGCCACCAGTTGCTGTTTAAGTGTGTCAACCGTATTAGACAAATGAGCAATAACCTCTTTCATAGAATATCCTGAGTCTAGTGCAGCTTTAATATCGTATGGCATTGTTATCTCCAGAACGAGTCTAATGGAGGGCGTGTATCATTTTGTCTTTTATTGTTTATCATTTTGCCAAGTGTCGAGACCCCTTTACCAACTGCAAGTGCCGTTCCACCAGTGGCCGCGGCCATGGCTGGAGCGGATCTCAAGATGCTTTTTATACCTGGATTAAAAGAGCCATTATTCGCGATCGCGGACTTTATTTGATTTTCAGAGAACGGTATATAAGTATGAGACTTAACCCCCATGGTATTATGCACTTCGTGGTCTTCAAAACCGAATCCATCATAATTCTTTTTAATGTAGCGTTCCAGGCCTGGGGACTTTTCCATCAGGCCCATAAGTGGCCGCAAGTGCTCGGGTAGGGAAGAGCCCGCGAAATCCGGACCGCTCGCGAAGCCATGAGTTTGCAGAACCTTATTTATAGTACCCCAATCATCTTTACTTTTAGGATACGTCTTCATATCGTACACGATATCCCTGATGTCTTTTTCCTGCTGTTTCAGCGTTTTTATTGCCAAGCCACGGAACCTCAAATCTTCTTCTTTTTGGCCCGTAGGTATTTTGTCCAATCGCTCTTGGTCATAAGTAGGGTGCTTTTTTTTATAAAAATAATCAATTGACTTTTGATAGTCTTTGGCTCTTTGAGCAAGTCCTTCTTTATCTGTAAGGGCGTTTGTTAGATTATTTATATCTCCTTTAAACATGTCGGACAGTGATGTTTTTTCTGTGATTGGATTCCTGATATTTAAGTAAGCAGGTGTCACATTTGATTGGAAACTTGGCTTATGGTATTGCAAATCTCTCAAGGGGGCCCCATAAACAGCATATCCGTCCGAAACTTCTGGGTTGTCTGTCCAAAAAGAATGCCCGAGAATCCTTCCGCGCTCGGCCTTAGGAAATTCTCCACTTTTTGGAACATCTGGCATTGTTCTGCCGTTTGTCACTATTTTAGGCTGACCGTTTTCATGAACAACTTTACTTGCGGTTTCGGGAGATTTTTCCCAGTCACCAAAAAAGGTCTTAAATTGCGGGGTCTTTTGTTGCGCTACTTGCGCCTCGGAGCCAATAGACTTGCCCCCGCCAATTGCACCACTAGGTTGGTTCTTTTGTGCTTTTAAGTTTTGTATATCTTTTAATTTTGCTTGATACCTACTGTTTAACTCTTGAGAGTTCCGGGCCTCTATAGTATAACCCGCCGCAGGACCCGATTTGATAGTTATAGAGTGATAGGGGTCAGTCTTCCCCAGGACACCTGGTGTCCCTCCTGTATATTCAGCTTTTGCCGCTGTGAAGTTTTTTACTATTTTTGCTCCCTCTACCGGATCCACAGGCAACATAGGTGGAATTCCGGGAGGAGGAGCTCCTTGGACTTTTTGTTTTAGTTCTGATATTTTCTTCTCGTCTTCCATTTTCTGTTTTAGAGAAGGATTAATTTTCTCAGGAGGAATTGCTTGACCGTCAGGAGCATATTTTGCTTGGCCTTTTGTGGCAAAGCCCGGACCTGCTGTACCTGGGCCTCCTGCATTGGGTTGAGGGCCTCCGCCCGCTCCACCTGTAGGCCCTGCGCCCGGATTAGTATTTGGACCAGTGCCTCCTTGAGTTCCTCCTGTAGGCCCGGCGCCCGCTCCGCCTTGAGCCCCGCCTGTAGGACCAGGTTCTGGTCCAATGCCCTCTTTTTCCGGAGAATATTTCCAGGCCTTATCAAACATTTTTTCAATGTAGCGATCGGGTCTGTTAAGTTCTTTTATTACAGTTTTTATCCCTAACCCGGAAGCTCCTTTTGCAAGGCTCAGGATAGCACCTGGATGGCCCATCAAGGCTCCCACAGCACCCATCGCTAATTCACTACCTGTATATACATCAGTTAAACCGGAGAACAATCCTGGCGAGGACTTTTGAAGGGATCTCACGGCTTGTTTGTTTATATCTTTTTCAATGTGCGAAAGAGCCCCATATTGATTCTTCAAGTCCTGGTATCCAGGACCTTGGACGGATTCAATTGACTTATCTAACTGCTCTCGTAGTATAGATGCTATAGAGGCATCTACCCTGGCCTGGCCTAAATTTTTAATTCCTTTGCCGCTATAATATGCTGGTAAAGAATTATTTAAGTCGGCTATTCTTGCTTCTACAACTTCAGGAGGTTCTCCGTTAAGCTCAGCGATCGCTGCTTTTTGTTTTGTTGCGTACTCCCGGACCTCGGGAGGATTCATTTTATAGTTTTTACCTTTTTCGTATTCTGCTAATTTATCAAGTGCCGGCTGGGTATTGACAGCCACACCTTCGTCTCCGGCCTGCGTGGCCATATCATGAAATTGCTTGTAGATTTCAGGCTTGGTTTGAGATATAGCCTGCGAAAACTCGACATTTGTTTTTATAGGCCGAGACACTTCTATAGGATTTCCTTGGGCATCCGTTGATTTAATTTTATCTATGGGATTTCCATTATAGTCAAGTAGATTAAGATTATTTTTATTCCCAGCAATAGTTTGCACAGCATTTTCTGTTTTACCATAATAAGCTTCTCTTTGATTAGCCGTGGACCCAATATTTGAAGGCCTTATGCCTCGGTCAACTCCCTGCCGCACGGCCTGGGAAAAGTCCTGGGCGGTTACAGGTGGAGGTTGTACAGATTGTATCTTCCCGGTTTTATCAAAAATCCCTGAGGGCAAAGGACCTTTTATGTCATCAATGGTATTTTTAATGCCATTTTTTATGCCTTTACCTAATACATCTAAAGTACTTGTACTACCTTTTAATTCTGCTGAGGCTAAAGGTAAGGCAGCTAATGCAACATTTCCCCCTGCAACAATATCTTTTTGGGCTCTTTCAGGTATCTTATTCCATATGTCAGAGATGGGTTGTGTTATGTTTCCTAAAGTTCTTCCAGGAAGATCGTTTGGGGGCTGTGTATCTTCTTCCAGATGCCCATACTTGGGAATTCCGAACTGTTTATTTTCTTCCTTAGGTCCATATGTGGGAATAGATGAGAGAACATTTAATGGAAAATTATAGGCTCCCGATACAACCCCGCCTAATCCCCTTAATATTTTCTCGGGTACATTATTTACCTCATCTACGTCTTTAACAGTTTGACCACCTTGGCGCCATAATTCTTTACTTGCATTTATAATTCCTGGCATGAAGCCGGGCCGGTCAGGGGGTGGGGGCGCTGAAGCTGGAGCAACAGGGGCTGCCGTTTGTTGAGCAGGACCATTATAAGGAGCATACCCATTATTTTGCGCGTCATAAAGTTGTCCTGAAGGCAAAGGAGCCCGCTCAGGTAAAGGAGCCTCCTCAGGACCTTTAGGCGCTGGATTTTGAGCCACCAAACTATTGTATTGCGGATATTTCTGCAACATCCGAGTGGCTAAATCCAGATTATCCATCCCGGAATATACGGGATGTTTTTCTTTAATTTGAGCCGCAAATTCATTAATTGTTATAGACATATTTACCTAAAAAGACCTAGAGGGTCGTTTGGATCTACGGTTGCGCCCGCAGCTGTTCCCGCAGGCTTTTTCTTGGCGGGACTTCCGGGAGTTGCCCCTTGCTGATTTTGATAAATTCCAGATAAGGTACGGTCATCTAAAGGCAAGCCAAGTTTTTCATACTCGTTTTTTAAGAAATCCGCATAACTATTTCCAGCAGCAGTTGCAATTATTTTAGCTTTATTGGGATCTACCCCCAAAGCCGTAAATTTTTTTGAGAAATTTGAAAAATACCCGTTTCTGTTTTGCTCGGATTGTAGTCCTACCGCATCAATTTGATTTGCAACTATTTTTAAAGCTGCCTGCGTAGTAGCATTTTGAGGAACTCCACTAAAATATGTTAAAATTTTATTAACATCTCCCTTTAGAGTTGCTTGCTGTAAATCTTTCCTTTGAGCTTCAGACCCCCCTTGCCCTCCTCCCGTTACTGAGAGAAGATTAGAAAGAGATGTTGCCAATTCTGCAGATCCAGTAGAAGGAACATTATACATACCTGTTTGAGGATCAAAATATCTATCTAAAGCCGCTCGAGTATCAATTGCAGCATCTACCTTTTTTGTAGCTATTCCTATGGTTCCACGCCCACCTAATTCTGTTTTAACGGCTTCGGAAAGTTGTTTTTCATAATCGTTCATTTTTCCGCCCAGTTGTGCAAGCATTCTACGCTCCCGAATCTGGGCCGTGGTCTGTCTATCTTTTTCTTGCTGAGCTTTTAATGCTTCGTTGGCTTTATCTGCCCGTTCTTTTTCTATTTCTGCTCTTTCCTTCGTTAATTCTTCCGGTTTTTTTATATCGTGCAACTCAAAATCTTTCTGATCAATTCCTGCTTGAGAAAACTGATTTTTCATTTCTTGTTGATGGGATATCGCCGTGCTATGCAGATAATCCTGCAATGTGCTCAATTTTTGAGAGTCAATAGGGGCATTTGGATTGTTGGGATCAAATCCTCCGATTTGTTGCATTGCGGCCAAGGTTTCAGGAGGCATACCGTAAGATCCTGCTAAGGATTTAAAGGCCTGAAACTTTACTCCGGCATTATTTACATCTGTAGTAGACGGATCAAAAAAGGTTGCTAAAGTATTATTTAAAGCCAATTTACGTTGGGCATCACCCACCAGTTGTTGCTTCTCAACCGCGGCTTGGCCGCGCAACAAAGAACCTGCACCCATGTTTTCACGATAAGCCCGCATTGCACCCGCATTCTCTATAGTATTCATGGCATCAGGATTGACTCCCGCAAGCGACGTGCGGCCCTGCGGTGTCAAATCGCCCTGCTCGTCCATGGCCCCGGGCTGACTCAATATGCCCTTTGTAGCCACGGCCTGCCGGCGTTGGTCCATAAGGTTGGCAAGATTAAGCGTCGTTTGCATCTGCTCGCCATACGTTGGCGCGGCCGAGGCCTTGGCAGATATAGCCATCTGCCCTAACGTGGTACCGCCATTATTGGCCAAGTCCGACATCTGAGGAAAACCAATTACTTCTGCCATAATTCTATCCTTTAATTAATACCCAAAATTATTATTCCACGAAGACCCGTACGGATTTAGAGTTTGATAATTACTGTAATTCACACCCGCTGCAGGATTTAGATTCCCCAAGGTCTGCGGGGGTTGCACAGCGTTACCGTTTGCATCATATCCCGTTGGCTGATTACTTGATATCCAAGCAGGATTGTAGCTTGTATTAATAGGTCCTTGTAACCCTCCCTGACCCGCATTATTGTTGTAGTACGGGCTATAAGTGTTCGTCGGGCCATTCAATTGTCCTTCCGTGTTCTGAGGAACGTAGGGACCATATAACTGCGGGTTAGTGTATTGAGGAGGCCCTTGATTACCCATGTCAGGTTGATAATTATACTGATTCGCGGGCGCGTTCAAGTCTGGAATTTGAGGGTTGTTAGGTTTACTAGCCAAATCATAAAGCTGCCCGAGACTCGTTAGTCCACTCTGCACATTGGCACCAACCTGGTTAATGCCCTGGGCCTGGGCCTGGCCCGTGCCCATATAGGAATTTGCAAGACCCGCCCCCAGACTTGTATTAATGTTGCTGATCGCATTAGCCGACGGCTGGGCATAACTGGCTATCTGCTCCTGCATTCCATAGGCCTGTTTTTGCTGGTTGAGTTGGTCCTCAAAAGTCTGTTGCGCATTCTCCATGCCAATCTTCTGCTGGCCGGCATATTGGTTATACGCCTGGTTCTGAACTTCCTGACCCATGCCCTGCTGTTTCATGTAATTGCTGAACATGTTCTGATAGTCCTGGGCCGCGAGCCCAGTCCCATACTGCTGCATAGCCTTCATCGTGGCGCCGGAAAGAGCCCCGCCCCCGGCCGCGGCCGAGTTCTGAATACTATTCAGGCCTTGCTGAAGTTGAAATTGATATCCGGGAGACTGTTGCATATTAAAGTTCTGCAACTGATACTGGGACGGCAATCCGCCATTGGCGCCTTGATTAAAGCCCGCACCAAGGTTCGAGCCCGGCATGTTTAACCCGTTCTGGGCCCCTTGGGCACTATAGGCATAAGGATTAGTGTTATATTTTCCCGAGGCTACGTTGCTCGCCAGCGTGTTCATGCCCTGGGAGCCTATCCCGTAAATCTGCTGTTGCGGAGCAAGAGCCTGCGTGGCCTGGGTCTGTAGAGCATTTCGGGCATTGCTCTGGGCTTTCTGCATATCTTGCGAGGCCGCATTACCTGTTAGACCACCAACAATGGCCCCACCCACAGCCCCGATCGCAGTTCCCCATCCTGGGAGGATAGATGTTCCTAAGGCAGCTCCACTCGCCGCCCCGCTTAACGCTCCACTTCCTGATGCCATAATATATTCCTTTGTTATTTTTCAGCCGTGATATCGGCTACCGCCGATATAAGTACCACTTTATTAGGGTCTGAAACAGTTATTCGAAAGACCCGGTCCCGGGAATTGCCCAGCCGGGTGAATTTTAAACGCTCCCTATAAGCTCCAGCTTTTCCCATCTTTTTCCATATCTCATTCTTAAAAGTAAACCCACCATCATCACTGTAAGATAGCATGGCCTGCGGATCATAGGATTGGTCAGTGGGAGACACAGGATGGGGATTGCCAACACCTCGCTCGAAGTCCACTTCCACCATATTAAAGAAAAGCCTTTTCCTGTCCTGATGGACGTGCGACCCCGTCCGGACTCTTCTTACTATTTCTCCATTGTCCAAGTAATAACTATCATCGAGAATATATACGTTACCGTTTCTATAGTCCCCACAGTAAACTTTATCAAGAAAGAAAACATAAGAATTCGCATAGTGCCTGTCCATGACCCCGGTGTTCTGGTTCCATGCACCTCGCTCGTGCCACATCCCTATTTGGTTCGATACGGCTAAGTTTGCATCGTATACCAATGTTCTATTTCCGTTGATAAATGATAAAATATAAAACTGATGCCCGGACTGTGTGTATGTGTAACCTATAGCGTCTTTTATGTCCGGCAGCCCCTCGGTAATGAAATCTATAGAAGTTGTGGAACATTTTATCGGTGAATAATTTTGAGTCATCCATACTTGCCCGTGGCCCTGGGTCGAGCTCCCCAGCCAAAAAAGATATTGACCATTTGATACTACACTGTTGGGAGCAATGGTCCCATTCGAGGTCACCCCTCCGTGTATCAAGGAGAAGGCCCCGGCCGTGGGTATTGCTGAACTGCTGTAACTGATAGAGCTACTCCCTGAATCTTTCCATACTTCGATGGACTGAGTCCCTATGATCCATAAATCACCGTTCAGCGAAGCTAAAGCGGAGATGTTGTCGGGGAGCGTTTCAGCGGAAGAATAGTTCAGAGGGTCCCAATGAAAACCATCATACAGGTTGCTCCAGTAAAACCTCTGGCTATTAAGCTCGTTAACTATAAACTTTCCCCCAAGAAAGCAGACATGCGTGCATTGGGGAAAGTACCCATACTGGGGCTCTGTATATCCGGTCATTATCGTGGGAAAATATCCACCCGTGATCTTGGCCAGTGTATTAGTTGTCAGATTGAACATGTATCCGTTAAAGCCATCGACAAACATCATCCCAAGGCCCTGGTACTCCCCCGTGGGGTTGCCATTGGCATCTAAAATGGGCTGGTCGACGCCTATCCCATTGTCCGCAAAATTGACCCGGGTATTTCCGCTGTCTTCGATTGTTCCCCATTCCGTTACTTTCCCGTACTGGCTCACCTCGTAGAGTTTGTTCCCCGCCACGTAGAACATGCGGTTGTTGCTCGTGACAAAGGAACCCCGAACCGCCTTATTATTAGGCAAAGTGCAAAAAAGACGAAGACCGGGCGTGGAGTACAGGACCAATTCCGCCTTCTGCCGATCAGGGAACTGGTGGCTAGGCCAGTCCACAACTGTCCTGGCCAGTTCCGGATAGAAGTTTATGCACTCTTGGGCATTCACCGCACGAGAGCGACTTTCATACATTGGTCCGCAAAAGCCTATATCTGGCACAATAACCCCTGTTTTTTTAATAACCTGTACCGAGCCTGCGTAGCCACTATTTTTTGTGTGGTTTCTATTCTACGGGGCACTTTATTACGTATTCTTGATTCAATTTTTTTAGCTATATGCTCTGGGCTTTGTTTTTTTCCTATCCAATGTGATTTTGTAGCACCAGAAGCAAATTTTTCTTTTTTTGTCTTACTAATTTTCTCCTTTACCCAGTCCGGTCTCTTTACACCTTTTAAAGGATTCCAACCTGTGGAATATCTTTTTCTTTTACCAGCACTAATTTTTTTGCAGGTTTCGATAGCCAACTTGTGTTCTGGCCATAAGGTTAATTCAAGATTATAAAGGGTTACTCCTGCATCTTTAAGTTCCGCTATCCAATATTGTTCTCTTTCAATAAGTTTTTCTACAGGTGTCTTCTCAATAATCATTTTTTCAAAACTTATCTCACCGTGCTTTTTGAAAGAGCGTTGCAAATGAATATTTCGGTGAGTACCATTTCTCAACCCTTCAAAATGCTCTCGCATCCTTCTAAAATAATCATTAGTACTCCCAACATAAATTCCACCGGTTTTTTTATTTCGTATTTCGTATACGCACGGAATTTCGGTCATTTCACCATACCCTATCACTGTATATGTTATACCACGGGTTGCCCCGTGTGAGCAAGGCCGAGTCCGTGGCCATGATATCCGGCTGATAATTCGAGTCCCGCAAAGCACTTAAGGCTTTTGTGGCCATGCCCTCGATACCTGGGACGTCTTTCCCAAATTCCGGAGCCATCTTAACGGCCAAGGAAAGACTTAAGGCATCCTTGTATCCCGGAGGCAGACAGACCACGTCCTGGAGGGACGTGAATTTGGTGAACTGGTGCCACTGAGAGATGTTGATTTTATAGGCTTTAGTGGGATTGGGCCATATGTTAAGGGTTCCGTTCGGCCACGAATGTTCATAGTAAAAGAACCGCGGATAGGAACTCGTCACGGCCTTCTGAAAGATCTGATTCCACCGCGCCGATGTCACGGACTCCAGATCCCAGTCATTGTTATACCCCGGACTCGTATCCCGGATGAAGCAAGAGGTTATCTTGATAGGAGTTAGAGTCACAAAATCGCAGACCAAGGGGTCCGGGCCTATGATATAGGTCTGTTTATTGGCAACAGTTGGAAATAATTGATTTTCAATGTAGTAGCAAAAGGTCTTATTCACCGTCCACTCTTCAAGCATCCAGTTTAGGACCTGCAGGAAATCGGTTGCCTGCTGAGCTTCGGGAGTTTCCGTAGCTCCTATAACTTGTATTAGACGCATTGCTCTTTTTATGATATCTATCACATATGTTTTCGGTACAAGCGTTCCATCATTACAGGTTTCAGGGATTACAATCTCAACGGTAGCTGTTCCAACCAAGCCCGTGGTCACTTCCGTGGCAGTTACGATGTAATTGCCCTGGACATCAACTTGGGCTGTGAATAGTCCTGTGGTGCTTATCGTTCCACCGCCATTTACTGACCAGGTGTATTGATACAAAGTTTGATCGGGCATAGGATTCCCGAGCTGGTCCAGGACCGTGGCCGTGTATTGCTGAGTGGAGCCGTTGGCGACCTCCGCATTTTGCGGAGTAACCTCCACGGATGTAGCCACTAAACTGACGTCTTTGTAAATACTTTTACCGTATGTACTATTTCGACCGTAAGGCATGATTTTTTTTTTCCTTTATCCGTGTTCCGCACGATTGCATAAGTCAATAAACACCTTAAACCCGGCCTTTACGGCATCTTGACAAAAAGACACGTCTTCCGTACACACGTCGGCCTGGTCCCCTACACGGAGTATGTTATTTCTCCACCAGGGGTATTCCATGGTCTCGAAAACTTTCTTCTTAATCAATAAGCATCCGGCGCCGACCCATAAAGCCTCTTTCAAGCCTTTGTCGGAAACTGTAAACCAATCTTCACGACAATACCGGGCCCCGACCGGGGCTCCAACTATATAGTTATCCGATTCCCGGGTTGGATATGCACCTCCGATGATATCCTTGTCTGCCTCGATCAATCGTTCGACTAATTCAGGCGAGAAAGAATTATCATCATCCATTGATAAAAAGTAATCGTAAGGCAATGTCTGTTTGAGGGGGGCTATGGAATTGCGAGGCTCGGCCTGGGAGGCAATGTTTCTCCCACGGACACAATGAGTGCCCGATATGATAAAAATCTGAAAGTCTATCTTGCTTTTATCATATGTTTTTAAAGCATCGATAGTCTTTTGGGTCTTTATCGGTATAGGATTTCTAACCGAAGGTATTCCTACTCTGACAACCATCTATGCCTCTTTTAAATAGGATATCTTATATAGCCAAATGCTTGCCTTGTCGTGGCTTTGCTCACCCATGTACCGTTTCCACCGGTCGAGTATAGCGAACAAGTTGACCCCCCGGCTGCAATACCCGCATTACCAACCACGCTGGTGTTATCATCCTGGGCTTGGACTGTCGTATTATAAGATCCAGCGGGGGCAAGACTGTTCATTGGATAGGGCAGAGTAAAATGGAACGCTGACCCAGACCCAGTCCCAGTCAAGTAATAGTAAACATCTACACTCGAGCCTATTTTTTTATAGAATAAGGCGCAGCCCGAAGTAGAAGTAAGACCAGTGACCGAGGCGCTTGCTAACCAGTTGACAATGGTGCTGTCGGTCAAGACAGCATTCGAATTAAGAGTAAAAGTCGGGCCAGTAAATACAAACCCTGCGGAATTTGCAACAAGGTTGGTGTTTGTTGTTAGAGTTATGCCGCCTGGGCCCTGGATTCCTACCGAGCCTCCAGACGCAGAGCAATCCACCGAAAAGCCATTAAGCCATAAAGTGTCAGAACCGGAGATGGCGCTAATTTTTAATTGGCCGGCCGAATCTCCTGAGACCTGAAGCGCATGGTTTACCCCAGCTAAGTCGTTTGGAATCAAGTTTATAGAGTCATATTCAGCTGCTGTAAGCGAGACTGTGTTCGGAGCCCCCGACACGGTTAGGCTTTGGCTGTTTGCGGTTAAAGCTATGGTAGACGGAGAGTTTATTGAGCAACTCCCAGAACTCGCGAGCATCGCAACGGAAGCCCCCTCGAGAGATAGCGTGTCAGACCCTGTATTTGAAACGACATGAACTTTATTGTTGGAATCACCAGATATAACTATTTCATGCGTCCCGTCATTAGTATCTACTACATTTATAACTAATGAGTCTGTTATTATATTGAGAGGAGTACTTGCTTCTGTAGAGATATAAACATTATCCGTAGCACCTGATAAAACTAAGGGATTTCCGTCAAGGGACATATTGACGTAAGGTGCCGAAACTGACATTCCATTAGTCGCATTAAGCGACAAACTGTTTGCCGCATTGACTGTAAAAGCAGTAGAATCTATTTCAAGCCCATCTGCGGCTCCGCCACTTTGTGCGTTTACAATAACCTTATTATTCGAATCCCCGGATATGATCAAGGAGTGTGAAGCCTCGTTACTATCTATTGCTGTTACCGTAACGGAAGCATCAGAAGAATAAGCTTTTACAAAAATGCTTCCTGAAGGATCGGCATAAACCGAGGGAATAACATTAACATCCCCATTACCATTGACTCCCGCGACGGATGCTCGATGCGCAATAAAGGGCATATAAGCCCCGGACGAATCGGACCTTTTTTTGCCGTCTATCGTTCCAATAACTATGGAGCGTTCAATTTCGTTAAAATGTGTTATCTCAGTCGAGTCCCAAGGCTCTTCCGAGCTAGCATCGTTGGTATAAAAACCCTGTGGGCTTATAAACGGCATAATTCGCTCCTTATACTGCGAAATCCGGTGAATTTAATTTATTCCCTATTGGCTTAATATCGGTAAACATCAGTTTTTCTTTTTCCTCGTATCGAGCTAAACAGCTCTCTACCCCGTTGTCAATTTGAGGTTTTAATTCAACAACATCCGCCAATTGCTTCGGGCCTATCCGTTTTCTTGGCCTCATATCCGATGCCCGGATCTTGACATTAGTAGGCGGATCAAACTCGATAACGGGCTCGTCGACCTTGCGGATCTTGTCTTCTTCTTCCTGCGAATGAGCGGTTTTCCAGCCGCCTTCCCGCAGGTAAATACATTTCGGATATTCTGTTCCCATAATTCTTTCCTTTTTGAGAGGGGTTAAAATCCAAGCCGGGCCAAGCCTTGTAACCCTCTCAAAGGATACAAGAGCAAGGCCCAGGCAAGGACTTTTTTTAGCCTAAAATGCCTTTATTGTGCAGGGCGGTTATAATACTATTGACAGCGGCGTAAGCCGTAGCTGTGCCGTCTGTACCGATATTAATAGCCGTAATAGCGTTTGCTTGTGCACAAGAAAGTCCATGAAAACCGACCAGAGAGGTCGACGTCTGCCCAAGAGTATTGCCTGAGGGGCAATCACCCATAACCAGTTGGGTTGAATCTCCACCGTAAGCCATGATTAAATCCTTTGAAAAAGTAAAAGGAGGGCGGATACCCGCCCTCCGAGTCGTTTACGCACCCAACACGCGGCATGCGAGTTGAGCATACAGCGGAACCCATCCGTAGAGCACATCAAGACGAGCCACGATATTATCGTTATTTATATCGTATTGACGGACTAAACGAACGCTAATACCATCCCACACTTCCCGAGCAGCCATATCCACACCCTTCGGAAGCACAAGATCGGCCGTGGCCAACGCAAATGCATCTTTGTGGTAGATAAGGTTGTTGCTATAGCTAGTTGAGGCAGCCCCAATGAAAGTCAGGGCGGCTCCGTTATCCGGAGAGGCCGTAACTGTCTGGGTTGCACCACTGGTGATGATGGAAGGAGAAATCGTCAGAGTTGCTGTTCCACCAGCTGCTGTAGTAGCTGATGTAACAACGAACTGCTGAGCAGTTCCCGTGTCCGCTTTTGTTTCCTGGTTGACCGTGTTAACGGCTGTTCCAGAAGAGAAATAAAACACGTCGCCAGCAACAAAAGTATGACCCGATGTTGCATAGATCGTAAGAGAGCTTCCCGTCTGCGAACCAGTAGAGCATGAAGCATCACCAGTCGCAAGACGTGACCCAACTGTGAGACGAGGAATGTTCTGGGAGACCTTAAAGTCCATACCAAGAGCGTTTCCGATTGTTCCTCTTTCGTACTGTTCCGAAAGCACGGATTGAGGATTAAACAAACCGGAAAGTCCGGCAACACCAGCGGCCTGTGCAAACGGGCTGAGTATGCAATACCGTTCCGATTCAGGAGCGGCATAGTTGCTCAAGTAAGCACTACCATTCAAGAAAACACCAGGGGCCTTCGCGGACGAATTGGTCGAATCCGTACCGGCACCAGGTTGTATTCCTGCAACACCAACCGTGTTGTAGACATTGGTGAAAAGCTGTAACCCATCGTAGTCCATTGTTGAAGCAAGGAGCAAGCCGGCGGGACGAATGTAACGATCGGAGAACTCGTCGATCGTCAGGGTCAGGTCCGCGGTCGAGAAACGCATGTCGACGTGCTTCTGGGTAGAAACGGTCAACGTTACGTAGTCTTCCACAGTGTCCTGAACTGAAAGAGCGGGACCTGTCGAAACCGTATAGCGGTTAGGCTTACGGATCCTAAGGGACGGACCTATTTTACCGGAGACCGTCGCTCCGGAATTCGCGAAGCTATCATCATAACTTCTGGTTACCGATGAAGCAAAATGGAGGCTGTTATGCAGCACCCGAAGGGCCTCGCGGGTAATCATCGTGGGGGTCAGAAAATTGTTACCAGCCATTGGAAACTTCCTTTGTTGAAATTATTTTTATACCCCCCACCAAAAAACTATAGTGGAGAGCGGTTAATAAACTCTGCCTAAATCACGTCTGGCTTTATTACGGTACTTCACGTAATCTTCCATCGACATGGACTCCGGATTAACGGTAACCGTAACTCCATTGCTAACCACCGATCGGATCGGGGCGGGAGCTCGGGGTCTAACCGGAGCAGGTGCACTTCTCGGATTACTTAATTGAGATTCAATTTTTCCGATTTCAGTGGCAGCTTTTGCAGGATGCATGCCATTAAGCTTTTCCATAATTTCAGGATTCTGAGCCAAGTGAAAACGGATATCCGGACCTATGTCACTCATCATTATCGCATCCGCAATAATCTGATTCTTAATAGGTATATGCGATGCTTCCGCAATAATGTCGTCATAATCCGGGTTCTGCTTTCTCAACTCATTTTCCCTTGTCTGAAAAGCCGTTACAGCCGTATTCTGCTGCGTCGCCTGCTGAACTCGTTGCTGAATCTCAGGTAGTTTCTTCGAGATCTGAAAATCCACCTGTGCCTGAATGTAATCATCGTCACTGGCAAAATTGTCCCGGACCGGTTTCTGCGGTTCCGACGGAGCACCCTCCGTTTGCTTTCCAGACCTCAAAATCTGCGCTTGCAATGCGAGATTTTGTGCTTCAAGCTCGGCCGCCTTATTCATGAACCTGTTTAAGCGCCTTGCATAGTGGTCCTCTTTAGGCTTCTTTTCCTCGGGCTTCGGCTGTTCTTCCGGCGACGGAGGTACGACACCACCATCTGTCGTTGTCGGTTGTTGTTCAGCGGAACCCTCAGGATTCCCTAAAGTCGGTTGCACTACCGGTTCATTCGTTCCCGGAATTTCGAGTGGCTGCTCGGGAATGGTCGGTTCTACATTTGCCTGTTCCATAATAAAACTCCTACGTTATCAACCTCAGGATACCGTCCTGGTCGGCCTGGGCCTTATTGGCCCGAAATCTATATATCCTCCGCATAAGCGGGAATTAAAATCCTTGTTGCTCTTGGACAAGCCCACCCTGCTGGACCGCGGACACCGGCGTAGAGGGCACCTGGACCGGCGTCGAAGCTGACTGCTTGGAAAGCGGAGCCTGCCCTATTTGATGCAGCTTTACCGCCGAATCCACATTCGACGAAATGATATTATGCGACTGCCGCACATGCTCTTGCGCCAAAGCATACTTCGCCTTCTCAATTTCAGTCTGGGCCTTGACCTCGGTATCGTGTACCTTGGCCTGTATTTCCATCTGCTTGTCCTTAAGCGCTTTCTGTAAATTACCAATAAGAGCCTGCATTTGAGAATTCTGCTGTTGTAAACCCTGTGCCTGCTGCATGGTCTGCTGATGCGCCTGCATAAGCTTTTGCATGTCCCCGACCACGGCCCGCATCTGCTGCTCCTGCATCTCCTGCGTAGACCCCGCCTCGTCCTGACCTATAACACCATTCATGTTGGGCTGGGCCTGAATAAACCGCTTCAACCGATCGGCAACCTCGCCACTTAAAGGATTATCGAGCATCCGCATGATAAGATCAGGTGCCACAGTACCAACAAGTGGTATTTGAGGTAAAACCTGGGCCAAGGTCGTAGCCGCTTCAACACGTTTAGTTTCATAGCTGGGTCCTATGTCAATAACTACATCATAATTACCCACTGTCATGTCGTAAACACGCCCATCAGGGCCCGGGTGCTGGGTATTTATGGAAACTATCTTATCCGTCATGTCCTCGCCCAGGCACCTTACCATTCTCTCCCTGTTATAGAAAATAGGGATTAAATCTATCAAAATCTTGCCCAAAAGGTGATACCCCCGCGCCAGGTTGTCAATAAAGTGAAAATTGGAGATATCACCTTGGCGTTGTCGAGCAATGATGGCTTTTCCCGAAATTTCATTTGACTGTGCACCCAAAGAACTATCGTAAATGCCCGATATTTCCTTCATCTGTTGTGCGGATAGAGTGATTCCCTGAAGGAAAGCGCCCTCAACCTCAACAGAAGGGAGTCTTATGGGCGGAGGAACAGGGGCACCATCGTGAGACAACGGACTATAACGTAAAAAGGGCAAATTCTTTCTGTTAAGCTCTTTCCATTCAGGGAATCGCTCAATTTGACCCGCCGCGGCAAGGAACGGGGACTTGGGCGAGTTAGCCACCTTCTCAGTATAGGCGGTGAAGAAGTAATTGTAGGACCTTTGAGGGTCTTTTAAGAAACGGGTAATCGAAATCCAAGTCTTTTTGCCCGTGTCGTCCGCGGAAGGTATCTCCGGACCCATGACCGGTATAATCGGGATGTATTTACCAGGCCAGTCCTTCTGTTCAAGAATTTCATTCTCAGACATCAAGTACCACTTGATGGTTTTCTTTATCGAGTCACGTTCATCAACAATTTCGAGGCCCTTGGGCACTTTCTTCTTGTCATCAATAACCGTTCCGTCGCTCAATTCGTAAATCGTCTTCTTTTCCTGTTCAACATTCCAGTATTCAGCGACAAAGACATAGTCTTTGCCCTCCCAGTTCGCATCTCCTACCGAACTGGAAGCAAAATTTGCCATTTTTGCCTTGGGATACTTGAGCTTAAACTCATCTTTCGACATCCTGGACCGCACAAAAGCATATTCAGCATCGCTGAAATCAGCATATTTGCACAAATGGACGGGAAAATACACGGAAAAGGGATTCTGTATCCGCTCCAGGTACAATTCCTGGTCAAAACTGTTATCATCGATATATTCGGAAAGAACACGGAAATAGCCAATCCCACAAACGACTTGGTAAAAGGTTGCATCGTCTATCGCGGCTTTGGAATTTCCGTTGTTCAAAATGTGTCTTATCATCCCGTCCACGACCTGGGCCGTGTCGGGGTCCGTGAGACTGTCAACAGGACGAATTTTAATCGTTGGGCGGTTCTGCCTCATATCATTTATGATCCGATAGCAGAATTCCGGGATTTTGTTGTTCGTGAGCACGGGCCGGCGGTCTTCCGTCCGATCGCGCATGATGGCTTCGGGCCATTGACGACCACCGAAAAAGTACAGGTCCTCCAAGGATTCTTGGCGGGCGGCACTCGTGTTTTCCTGGATCTGGTCAAAACGAGCCAAAGCTATTTTCAAGACCTTTTCATCAGGGCTTAGCCCGGTCGTGTTAACTAAAGAGTTTTCTTCGTTTATTGCCATAAGTTATATTACTCTATATTAAAAACTTCTCATTTGACCGGGCTCTAATTTGCCCTTGGTCAGGAAAACCTCGCGGTCAACAGACATATCAGGCTTGCTTCCAGCAGCTTCCCAGGCGCCCAGTAACCTGTCGCCCCGGTAATGCGAAACCACCGCTATCCGACCCACAGGATAATCCCGCTTTAAATTTATTATGAAAGTCAAAAACCTCTTCCGGAAGGTATCAAAACTCTCACCCTTCGGGACTTCTACTTCGGGGTGTTCGACGTAATATCGAATCTTGTCTTGGATCTGGGCCGAGTGAGAACCAGTGAATATGCCCAAGTCCCAGGGTTTTAGATCTTCAGTTAAAACGAGCTTCGTACCACCTTGATGTTTTGATATGGTTTCAGCAGTATCAGAAGCTCGTTGTAAACTTGAAGAGTATATACAGTCAACCGGGGGAATCTTCTTGGCTACGTTATTAGCCTCCTCGATTCCTTCCTTATCTAATGGAATATCTTTCCAGCCCCTGATCCGATCCCCGTCGGAGTTCATGGACGTAGACCCATGACGAACGAAAATCATCCTTCCTTTTGGGATAGGCGTGTTTTCTTCATTGTTCCGACGAAGTATAAAATCCGCGGCTGTATCAGACATTGTTAACCTTTCTTCGCTCGCATAGTCTCAAAGGCCTTGGCCAGTCCCGCCTGTTTCTTGGTATGGGCACTCGCCTTAGAACCTTCCGACGTAACCTTATTAGCGTAAGCCGCCGTACTCATTTTAGCTTTTTCGGCTTTGGCTGTAAAGGCTCCGGGATGCTTGATGACTTCGTCCTTGGGTTTGCCAAAGAGGGTGCCACCACTGGACTTTTTGGACTTGTCTTCGGCGTTACGCCGTGACGCGAATTTCTCATATGACTCCTTAGCCATTGTAACTCCTTGAATTAATAGGGTTTCGGTTTCTTTTTTGGTTGAGCTGCCAGCATATTGAAAAACGGCATCGGTGCTTCCATTTCCTTGCGCTTCGCCGTCTCCTTCACGTTTCTGTCGTGTAACCCTCTTGATTTAACATACTTAGCCATACCACTGTTCTTGTCATCGGTGTTGTAAAGAGGGGGTTTATT